GGGTGCCTCCTGCTTCTTCAACCGTGGTTATATTCTTTGAGAATGGGAACAGAAATAACGCATTTTATTTTGGCACAACATGGCAATGGAGTAGAGGTCCTGGAGGAAATGCTCTTGGATTTGAGGATCTTACCGAATGGGAGAAGGTTTATAGAACCCATCGCAAGGGATATCTTGTGGGGCCAAATGATGAGAGTCAATGTCTTCCTCCTTGGAACACGGAAAGTTATAATGGCAAAGACTGGGAGGAATTATCAAGTTTTATAGACGACATAGATGAACAAAAGAGAATTACTTATCCAAACATTTATGGATTTAAAACCCCCGAAAAACACATGTTCAAAATGGTGGACGGAAACGCCAAGTGTAATAGAAGATGGAAGCGTCTAGAGGTCCAATCGGGTGGTGGAAATTATATGATCTTTAAAGATGATCATCTTCATTATGGAGGTCAATGGGGTCATCCAAGTTGCAAACCTGATCCAGGTGGTTCAGATATTGCTTTGTGTTCGATTCATGATGACAAAGTTCCCTATTTAACTGACATTCATGGCAGGCCCATTGAAGGAGATTCACAATGTCAGAAAAAGGGAAATGCTTCCAAAATTATTGATGGCCATCCCAGCACACCTAATGATCCTCCCGGACCTCCTCATGGACAACCTGGTGCCATAGATACCAAATATCCAAATTCAAACAAAGGGACTAATCCTTACTTCAAACATGAAAATGAATGTCGTCCTTTACAAGGGCCTCAAACACCGCAAAATAATAAATTAGATTTACCACAAAGTGGTATACAATTTTTATCAATCAGCGGACACACTATGGTTATGGATGATTCTGTGGAGGAACCAAGTGGAATACCCAACTGGGAGCGATCCACTAAAGCTTTTGATTTTGGTTGTAACGATGTGTACAATGGTCTTTTTTATGTAAAAAGTGCTACTGGTCATTCTTTTGTAATGAGCGATGTAGAAGAAACAGATAACCCTAAGATTAGAGGTATATCCAACTATGTTGAGTTGCTAACTGCTACAGGAAATAAAGTTCAATTACATGATCATAGTATTAAAACATCAGACGAAAAATGTAAGGCTGGCGCACGAAGAGGAATTCATCTAGAAAGCACCAGCAAACATGAAATTAATATGGTGGATGAGAACAATGATCAGTGTAACATGTCTAGAAGAGAAGGTGGGACACCGAACAATTTAGCCACAGATGCTTACGTAAATGTTAAAACTGGGTATGGGCTTGAAATGCGATGGAGCGCTGATCATAGCCAACAAAAAACAGAAAACCAATGGATTCAAATTACCAATCTTTTATGCGCAGATCCAAATAAAGACCCAACATGTAATAAAGAGCGTGGACCTCACTTTATGAGATTTCAGGGCAAGCCACAAGGAGAGCCGGGAATTATTTTTTTACGGGCGGGAGGTCACTCTATTAGAAGTACTTACGACATGGATATTGTATTAGTAGGAGATAAGGAAAAGAACCCTTCAGACAAATTTACTTATGTTTCAAAGATGTTTATGACCGCAACAGAAGAAACACACTTTCGATATGCTGGTGATTTGCATGTTTTCTTTGCAGAACAACAAATTTTACTTATGGCAGGAAGGGATTGTCCTCCGAAGCCTCCCGCAGAATGCAAAGGGCCATGTTTATATCCTGTTATCATTGGAAGATGTCCTGTCAAGTGCCCTCTTACTGGAATTACACACTGGACAGAAAAGGCAATGAGTGAACGTGTGTTTGCCTCTGGGTATCATCCGTGTGATGTTTGTGATTCATGTGAAGTGCCGGGGAAAAATTGCACCAAGGAAGAAGCTCAAGCAGAAGCAGCAGAAACAGAAACTATAGGAACTGGAGCAGGCGACGTTCAAATTCCTGCTGACCGAAGTGGTGAAGCCGCCCAACCAGATCAGATTTTCACAGGATAAGGCAATTGATTGATTTTATAAATTTAGGAACTTATAATTATGGCAACAACAAAGAAATTTTTAGGTGCTCAATATCCTTTTATTAGAAATCCAAGAGGTATTATTGCGCAAAAAAATGGGGTTGATCAAATTAAGGCGGACATGTTGCAGTTATTGTTAACTAATCCAGGCGAACGTGTTATGTTGCCAGATTTTGGAACTCCATTGAGAAAATTGTTTTTTGAGCCAAATGACCCTGCTTTAGAGCAACATGCCAGACGAATGATTGCCGAGTCTCTTAGAAAATGGGAACCAAGAGTAGTAATCTCGCAAATTGAAATAACCTCAAACTTCGATAAAAATTTACTAGATACAAACGATACAGGAGAGGAAGCAGGGGGAATATTAGGTATAAGAATTATATTTGTAGACCCACAAGATATTTCAACGGTTGATGAATTAGTAATAGAAGTGCCAATTGGTGGCGGAGGAGTAATATAACATGGCTTTTGAACAAGGGTGTCCTTTTAACGTAACGCCTTACGATAAATCTAATATTGTTAAAACACCGCAATTAAAAAACGTTAATTATACTAATCAAGACTTTTATTCTATGAAGTCTCGTTTAATAAGTCTCATTAAAGAAGAGTTTGGCGACACTTTTAACGATTTTGTTGAATCAGACATTGTTGCCATGCTTATTGAAAATTGGGCATTTGTAGCTGACACTCTTTCTTTCAAAATGGACCAAATCGCAAATGAAATTTTTATTGACACTGTATCTGAAGTAGATAATGCTTTTAGATTGTCTCAGCTTGTCGGATTTCAACCAGTTCCTCCAATTGGTGCCCGAGCTTTATTTTCAGCACAGTTAAATCAAGTTCTTGAAACAAACTTAACGATTGATGCACCAATAGTTGTTGATTATAGCACTGACGAAGGTACAAAAACATTTGAGCTTTTCCCCGCAGACACAAACATGGAACCAGTTTTTAATGAATCAATTATCATTCCGTCAGGAAATTTTATAAACACTAATATAATAGGAATCGAAGGAAAAGGATATAATCAAATAGCTTCAGGAACGGGAGAGTCCAATCAAGCAATTCCATTAAATTTTGGACCAGTAATATACAAATCAATTCGAGTGCGAATTGATGGTGCCGAATGGGCAGAAGTGGATTATTTTACAAGTTCGCAACCAAGAAAAGAATTTAGAGTAGAATATGATTCCAATTATAATGCATTTATTATTTTCGGAAATCAACGTGCAGGAATGATTCCTTCAGAAAGTTCACAAATGTCCATTAATTTTAGAGTTGGCGGAGGGATATCAGGAAATATCGTTACAGGTTCAGTCGGTTTAGTTAGAAACTTTATTGTGCCTGGATTAGATTTTCGCATAACCGTGGAGTTTAGAAATTATACCAAAGGAGAGTTTGGATATGTGGGAGATACAATAGAAGATATTAAAAATAACCTTCCTTTATTTTTAAGAACACAAGATAGAGCCGTTTCGGGTGATGATTATGAAATTATTGCCAACCAATTTGTGACACCTTACAATGGCCAAATAGGAAAATCAACAGCGGCATTAAGAAATTATGGTTGTGCGGCTAATGTAATAGACTTATTTGTACTGACACAAGTAGAGGAAAATGGCTTAGAAGAATCTTCTAATGAATTAAAAAATATGCTTCAAGAAGAAATAAACAAAAAAAAGATTTTCACAGATTATGTTTGTATAAGAGATGGAGTTGTTGTAGAAACAGATATTGCTGTAGACGTTGTGCTTGATAAATTCTACAAAAAATTTGAAGATGAACTTAGAGAAAAAACCAATCGTAGAATTGATACTTTTTTTGCTTTACACAATTGGGATTATGAAAAAACTTTGAAGGATATAGATTTAGTAAAAGCTTTAGCCGACATCAATGAGTTTTCTGCGGTAGAAGTGAATTTTACAACAGTTGATCCAGAAAATTCCGGGTCAACTGTTACAACAAAATTTTATGAAATTATAAGACCTAAAACAATAACATTAAACTTTATCTTCGAATAAAATGGCAAAAAAGTCAATTAATGAAAGCCCGAGAACAACTGATACAATCAGTTTTATACTAGAAACGCCAGATTCTGATGGTTGTTTTTATGACAATCCGTATAAAGTAAATTGGATAACAATTTATTATGTTGAAAGAGATTATTTGGGACAAAATTATGGAGAATATGAAAAATCTTATTGGATCGATGAATTAATTGAAAAGTCTAGAAAAGCAGACTTAGATTATTGCGACAGTCCTACTAAAGAAAACAAATTATTTGCGGATAGTTACAAAGCAGAGTTATTGTCTACACTCACAAAAGAAACATTCTATTACAAGGATAGAAGACCTGTAGACATAATTGGAACTGTTGCTAACCCTGCATGGCTTTCTACAGATAGAGAAAATTCTGTGCTAAGGAATTTTGAAAATGGATATATCACCGATGCGTCAAACGCTTCTCCTATTGTGATAACATCCAAAGACCATCGATTAGAAGAAGGGGATACTATTGAAATTAAAGGCGTTTCAGGCAACACTTCTGCTAATGGAGTTTTTAAAATATCACCGATTAGTGATAATCAATTTTCTATTGATCCATCTTCTGGGAATGGAAGTTATTCCAGCGGAGGCTCATGGGCAAAACAAGACAAAGATGGTCATGCTCTATGGGGAAGATTTGAGTTTGAATGGACTCCCAAAACAAGCGTAAGAGAAGGTGATTTTTTTCTTTGTTATAAATGGCAACCGTTACCGGCTGGAGACAAGCTTGATGGGCATATTCCATTTACGCTTTTAGGAGATCCAAGGGCAACAGTATCATCTCCTGCACATGTAACTTCAGAGGACAAATATGAACTTTTGCTAGAGAGATATCTTCCAGAAATGTATAAACAATACATTAGTGACGGAGATCTGACTCCTGAAACAACCGATAAATTCAACAAGGCGGTCGCTGGTGGTTTTACTGTTTTGGAAAATACGGGGAACTCAATTATAGATCTTTTTGACGCAAATGCTCTTCATGAAAGTCTGTTGGTGTATCTCTCCAATTTATTTAATCTTAAATTAAAGTCTGGAGATCCAACATTATGGAGAAGACAAATAAAAAGAGCGATTCCCAATTTCAAGAAAAAAGGAACGTTATCTGGACTGAAAGAATCTTTTGCCATGTCTGGGATGACGTTAGAAAATTTGATTCAATTTTGGCAAGTAGTTCCACGTTATACTCACGAAGAGTCATTTGAGGTAAAAGATTCAGTTACTTTCAAATTAGAGAAATGTCCAATTCTTCCGATAGACTTGGATCACTTTAAATTATACATAAGAGAAAATGGTAAAAAAGAATACGTTGAACATTCAATTGATTATATAAATTTTTCTGAGGACGAAGATGCCTGCGGAACAGTATGTTACATGAAATGGATAGGTGATCAACTTTCTGGAAGTCCTAAATCTTTAGCTGAAGGCGATATCGTAAGAGTTCGTTACCAATTTAAAAAAATACCAGGAGAAGCAGAAAAACAAATTGAAGATTACATCAGTTTATTGCCTTTGGCGGATACTCGTGACGAAACGAAGCAAGATTTTCCTTTAAAAAACTGGAATGTTAAATTGATTGAGGAAAAAGATCCTTTATTTGACGTTATTGTTCCCGTTCGTCATCCTTTCCAGGATTTGTTAATCTTTGGACAAATCAGAACAGAATTCCCTTATTCAGAAAATATTTACAACATGGAAGAATACAATGGAAGCACTAGGGATTCAACAGATCCTTGTTTTATTGGCAAAGAATTTCTTGATCCTTGTGGCAGTTGTATAAGCAGTAAAATTGCAGTTGACATAAGTGTTGAAGAAATATCAGACGATAGAATTTTGGAAGCGCAAGACATCCTTAAAGAATACACGCCATTTCATGCAGTTGTGCATGCAATGAATGTATTGGGAAAAGTAGAAGAATTTATTCAACCACCAGAGGAAACAATAGAAAGTTATATTACTTTTTCTCACAGTGATTTCGTGTTATCAGGGGAAGCAAATCCATTTTTTCATCGTGTTTTAGAAGATGGTCTATTAACAGACCCTGATGCCCCTGGATACTTTGGTAGAGTAGATAGAAATGAATTGGCAACAGAAAATATTATTATTAGTGGGGTTCAAGGAAACGCTCATAA